AGTAGGCCTTTTTCTCCTGTAGCACCTGGTCCGCCTGTAGCTCCTTTAACACCTTGTTGGCCTGGGGCCCCTTTAGCACCTTGTTGACCTGGTCCGCCTTTTTCTCCTGTAGCACCTGGTCCGCCTTTTTCTCCTGTAGCACCTGGTCCGCCTGTAGCTCCTTTCTGTCCTCCGTCCCCTGGTCCACCTTTTTCTCCTGTAGCACCTGGTCCGCCTGTAGCTCCTTTCTGTCCTCCATCTCCTGGTCCGCCTTTTTCTCCGACAACTCCTGGTCCGCCTGTAGCTCCTTTCTGCCCTCCAGCTCCTGGTCCGCCTTTTTCTCCTGGAGAACCGGGTACGCCTGTAGCACCTTTAGGACCTCCTTCTCCGGGACCACCTTTATCTCCTGTAACTCCTGGCCCGCCTGTAGCTCCTTTCTGTCCTCCAGCTCCTGGACCACCTTTTTCTCCTGTAGCACCTGGTCCACCTGTAGCACCTTTAGCACCTCCAGCTCCTGGTCCGCCTTTCTCTCCTGGAGCACCTGGTCCGCCTGTAGCTCCTTTAGCACCTCCATCTCCTGGCCCACCTTTCTCTCCTGTAGCACCTGGTCCGCCTGTAGCACCTTTAGCACCTACAGCTCCTGGTCCACCTTTTTGACCTGTTGGACCTACAGCTCCTTTAGGCCCTGTTTCACCTGGTCCGCCTGGAGCTCCTTTTGCTCCTTGAGCTCCTGTTTCTCCCTTTTCCCCTTGTAAATACTCACTAACTGTCCATTCCGTTCTAGGAGATTGGTCAAATGCTGGAGTAACTGCGGAAGCTACAAAGTACCAATTTGATAAAGCTGCTGCTTCTGTATACCAATCTGTAACAGTTCCATCTTTTTGAGTTAATCTAAATAAATTACTTATAGCACTAGAGCCTCCGTCCATATCTGGAGCTAGTGGTTTACTTGTTGTAGTTACAGCAGCATTACTATTTAATACATCATTTTTTAATCCATCATAGTATATTAAAAAGACTTCATCTCCGGGATCGCCCTTAACTCCAGTACCACCCTGAAGACCTGTTTGGCCTTTAATTCCTTTATCACCTGTATCACCTGGTCCACCTGCTGGGCCCGGTCCACCTATACCACCTTTTGCACCTGTTGGCCCTACAGCTCCTTTAGGTCCTGTATCACCTACACCACCTGTAGCACCTTTGGGACCGAAATCTCCAATAAGTCCTTTAGGTCCTGTTAAACCTGTTGGACCTACGAGTCCTTTGGGGCCAAACTCTCCTTTAAGTCCTTTATCTCCTGTTAAACCTGTCGGACCTACAAGTCCTTTGGCACCAAACTCTCCTTTAAGTCCTTTATCTCCTGTACCCCCTGTTGGACCTACGAGTCCTTTAGGACCAAATTCTCCTTTAAGCCCTTTATCCCCTGTATCACCTGTTGGACCTACGAGTCCTTTAGGACCAAAGTCTCCTTTAAGCCCTTTCTCTCCTGTTTCACCTGTGCCGCCCTTGACTCCTTTTTGACCGAAATCTCCTTTAAGCCCTTTAGATCCTGTTTCTCCTTTCTCTCCTGTAGCACCTTTAGCTCCTGTATCTCCAAGAAGTCCTTTAGGGCCTATTCCGCCTTTTGGTCCTTTTTCACCGGTAGCACCTGGTCCACCTTTCTCTCCTGCAGCACCTGGTAGGCCTTTTGGGCCTGTTTCACCTGCGCCACCTTTGGCTCCTTTATCCCCAGTAGACCCACCTTCACCTTTCTGCCCGGTTACACCTGTGTCACCTTTTATTCCTATCCCACCTTTAGGTCCAACTGGGCCTTGGTCCCCTTTTTCTCCTCCGGCTGATACATATAGTTCTTCTATACTATATGTACCACTAGTTAGTTTTATCTTAGCAAGTATTGCATCATTAGTAAAATCAGGTATAAAAGCCTGTACTTTTAAGGATGAACTAAAAGGTCTTTGTACTATTTGTTCCAAATATAGTAAAGTATTAGATTCTATAGATCTTACTCTAGCAAACGACTCGTAAACTGAAAAAGTTAAAGTCGTACCACTTGCAATAGTTTGTTTATTTCCTAGAGTTAACGTAGTTCCACTAATAGCTTCTACATATGTAACTCCACTGATACCTGTTCCTGTAACTGTTTGTCCTACGGAAATATTTGAGTTTGTTCCAGAGAGTGTTACTGATTTACTTTCTGTAGTTGCTCCGCTAGTTGCTTGAGTAGTATTTGAGCCATTTGTTATTTGTATCAAGTTACCTACATTTAATTCTGTAGTAAATGAAGTACCTGTACCATCCACTTGGTTAGAGAATCTTTCTATAATAACAGTTCCTGAAGTAGAAGATAACCCATTAGTAGATGTAGAAATGTCTCCAAAATAACTTACAGGAGGAACTGAGTCTGTCTGATTAATAATTTTTAATGCTTTTAATTTATCTGTGGTTTCACTAGAATCAAAAAGCAAATAAGCTTCAGTTCCCATTCCATTAAAGTCTTGTTTATATGTAGCCTCAGTACTAGAGGTATTTGTAAAAGTAACGCCATTAGGATTTGTAAAAGAATAACTGTTTGAACTAAACTCTAAAACTGATCCAGTTACTAGAAGATTTCTACTTGATGTTCCCCCCTGAGGAACTAGCTCAGTCCTAGAAACACCTGGGGTAACAAGTTCTGCTTCTGCTATTTCAATATCCCTCTTGATAAATTGAGATACGGATCCTATTGCTGTTTTTGTTCTTAGTCTTACATTGTAGACACCTGCAGAAATATTATCAATTGTAAAACTTTGATTTATACTATTGACAAGTTCTGTAGTTTCATCTCCATTAAAATTATGTACGATTTCAAAACCATTTGCAAACTTATACTTACTTCCATCTGCGTTTAAAGGGTAATCCCAGCTAAGAGTAGCTTTATTACCTGTAATAACTCCAGAGATATCTGTAGACGATGTATTATCACTTGAGTCCATAGGTTCTACTGTAATAACCAAATTTTTAGGTGTGGGAACTACATCATCTGGATCTGCAGACTCTTTCGTGGGTCTAGCTTCTAATCCATATCCTCTTTCTATTTCTGTGAATTTTTCTCTATAATATTCTGCTGCTGCGATACTAAACTTACCTTCGTCCTCTTTTATTGCAACAATTTTATACTCTTTTAATGCTCCGACTTTTTGAGTTCCATCTGTATTGTATAACTTCAATGCCCATATTGTTTCAGTATTTGGAGCGCTTGTAAAAGCTGAGCTAACTGTTAAAGAAGATACATTACCTGCTGAAGTTGTAATTGGTTGAATTTCTGTTGTAAATTCCTCTGTCCATGCTAAGTTGGCTTCCTCATTTACTGCTTCAATTGACGAAGTAATTGAGGTAACTAAGTCACCTTTTACATATGCTACGCCGCCTATTGTAGCACTATCGTCAGTAAGATATGCACCTCCTTTTGGGTACATTAATACTAGCTCATGAGGAAAAGCAGAGTCATACGCAGGTAAACTAATTGTTCTATCTAAAGGAATAACTGTTGTTGTTAATGTTCCTGTATTTGAAACTCTACCCGCATAAGAAACTCTATCTCTATCTGCATCTTGAATTGCTATAACTTGTCCTGGGAGTAGCCCTATTGCATTTTGACCTGTTTCAAAACTTACTGTTTCTTTTTCATTTTTTTCTGAGATAAGTTTCCATTTACCCATTCTATGGGCTTGACCTCTTGAAGTACAACCAAAAGCTAATTGTTCTGATCTTACGATTCTTCCTGTTTCTGCAATACTTTCATAATCTTCTACATACTCAGTAGATTGTCGATAATTATCTTCTGGGTCATTCCATGTTACTTTTACTTGATTTGTTCTTACTCTTTCTCCTGTTCCTTCATAAGTAAATTGACCATTGATAATATTTGCTTTTGAAAATAGTGCTACTGGTTGTTTAGGACTATCAGATACTGCAGTAAATTCTCCATTTGCCCATAATGTCATACCATGGAATACAGAGGCTAACTGTTTTAATACTGTAGTAGCTTCTCCCGCTTCTGAAAAATATACATTACAAGTAAACCTAGGTTCTGTACCTCCATTTCCATCTGGAATTTCTTCATCACAATATTTAGCAAGTCTAAAAAGTTCGTATTTATCTATATTATCTTTATCTATAAATTGACCCATTCCATAACGATTATTTGTAAGCATATCATACATAATCCAAACAGGGTTATCGCAAAATACTTTTTCATGATTTATTGAGGCTTGATTAAAAGTTTGTATATCTCCCCTAAAATTTCCATCCCAGTTTTGGTATGAGCTTTCCGTTGCTCCTGAAGTAATATTTCTTGTATAGGCTGCTGCTCCACCCGTCTCTTCTCTAGTACGGTAGTTAGTAGGAACTTGTAACTTTACGCCCTTTAAAGCAAAAGCACGAGTAGGTACTGTGCCTTCATAATCTTTTGCATTAAAAGAAGTAAAAGTGTATGCAGTATGTGGGTATGTAAGTTTATCTTTTATTATACTCTCTACAGTTGTTAATGTACAAGAGTTATTATGCTGAAAACTACCATCTTTAAAGTTAAGATCATTAATTCTTCTTACACGAATTCTAAAATCATCAAAAGGTTGGAACTCTTCAGTATTTATTATAAACTCTTCTACAAATGCCGCATACTGGGCTTTAGAAGGTTTAATATATCCATTGTTTGGTAAATCTGACATACTTCTAGCAAAAATATGCAGTCCTCTAGATCTTGTTAAAATGTCATTATTGCTTGGACCAAAAGCAAGTTCTGATGTATAACTAGAGCCCCCATCGGTAGAGTACTCAAAAAATATTTGTAGTTCAACATAAGAAGGGCCTTTTGCGCCAGAAGAGTTTTTTATTGCATGACATGAAGGTAAGTTAAAAGTTAAATGTACTTCATCCACTTCTGAAGGATTTGATACCTCTAAAAATGCTGAAGTCATAAGGGTATCGGCAGAGCTTCCTTCAAGTTGAGAAGGTTCATCTAATTCGTTATTATAGGCATTTACTAAGTTGCCTGTTGTGCCTACATTTGCACGAAGGTTGCCTTGTTCCAACTCTATATTTGGACTAGCAATAATTGAAGCCTGTCCAAAAGAAGTATTCATACTAATCGGAGGCTGATTCAATACTCCTGTATTCAATCCAAATTGTAAATTTTCAATATTAAATAAGTTTTTTAAGTTATCATCTGTTGTAATAGCACCTGTTAGTACTCCTGCGGCACTTGTTAAACTAACTCCTGGAGCAACGCTTAAAGTTGCGTCATTACCAGAAATACTTGATACTTTAGATACATGATCAGTAAATATATCTGCATTACTTACAGTAGTTGCTACTAAATCTTCTATAGTAATTTCTGTTGCGCTAACAAAAGTACCTACAGTTACTAAATCGGTTCCATTTGCTCCTGCTCCTGCTAGTGTTATATACCCTTTAATTGGTTTTGACCTTAAACTAGCTATAAGCTCTGTAGTAAAAAAGTTAGAAGATGTTGTTATTGTATTAGAGTCTTTGGTTGCACTTGCTATACCAGTTCCTTTTTTACCTGCTTTTTCAAGCAAGACATAACGAATACCTAAGCTTAACCCAGTTGCATTATTATTAGTTAATCCACCTACAGCTCCAAATACAGAACTAGATATAGTTGTATTATTCGCAGTAGTATTTAAAACAAGATTTCTGTTTTTTACAATTTCATTTGCAAGGGAGTCAATAACTGGAACATCATTTATGTATACAGAAGCAAAACCATCTGCTAATCCTTCAATCTCTCCTTCCGAAAGAATATCGTAAGCAGCTGCAATTTGTGTTTTATTTGGAGTTGATCTATCTCCTTGTGTTTTTGTCCCAAAGGGTCTACTAGTATATTTTGCCATTATCTTTGATGCGTTGCTCCTTTTCTTCTTCTTGATCCGCCGCCTGTTGTTGTTCCATTTGAACCCCCATAGTATGTACTTGACACTGAAGATGAACTATAATTTAATGAAGCTCCTCTTAGTTGTCCAGTTTGAAAACCTTGACTGACTGGGGTTCCACCTATTTTCATTGTACCATATAATACTGGTACAGGTTGTCCTTGTTCTATATTATTATCTGCTCCATTAAAAAGAAATGAAGGATCTGAAGTCATATCTCCAGCGTCTGGAGCTGTCATTTCCGTTATACCCATAATTCCTAAGTTTGCTCCGATTGCTACCATTAAGTACCCTGCAGTACTTAAACTATATGTTGTAAATGCTGCAGCCTCTGCTGTTGCTGCAACCTGTGTTGCTGTCCCTAAATTCACACCCATAAAACTCATTGCACCTGTTCCTGTGGCACTTGTAGATGCTACTGTTGCTGCTGCTCCTCCAGTCATTACGATTACTGTAATCATAAAAATAGCTGCAAGTATTTTTCCTAGTCCTTTACCTGACCCGGCTGGAACCGGTGATATAATTACTGTGTCTTTTACAGTAGGTAGCCATGCTTCTTCATTCTCTTCAATAAAATCATTTCCATTCTGCAGTGTAAAACCTATATTTTTCTCATGGCACTCTGCAAAATAGTCTTTAAAGCCGTCTACTTGACAGTCAATAAGTTTTAAAATCTCACGAATAGATTTGCCAGAGCATTCCCAGTCTGTACCAAACTTCTCTCCTAACTCTCCTAATAATTTAACGTGGGTCATAAATAAATTCCTTTTTGTCTGGGTAAGATACTATTAAGTATGGAATACCTAATGCCTTACAGTTGTTTTTGTCATGTTCACTTGGATAACAATCTTGATCATAGTGACTATGGACTACATATAATATTTTTGATTTAATTGAATACTTAACGTATTCTTTTGGGTCTATTGTAAAGTGGTCTTTTTCTTCACTTATATTTTCTAGTGGAATAAATTTTGGGTTTTCTTTATCGATAATTAATCCACACCCTTCTCTTGGAGCTTCAATAGCCATATGACTATATATTTCAGGTAATAATCTACTTAAACTTTCTTGCACCGGGGAATCCTCCAAAAGGTAACGGTCTAGTAGTAACTTTAGTTGCTTTTCCACGACTTGTAGGTGTACCTGTATTTATAGGATCAAATCCATATCTACATTGACATGAAGATAGTCTTTTTCCACATAGATCACCTCTTTTCCAATACTCTCCAAACTCTTGTGCGTTATTGGTGTGAGTTATCTTTGCTTGCCATAAAAATTCTGTACCAGATGTAGGTTTTGCATAGTCATTTAGTCTATCATCTGTATAAGCATAGTATGTAGCACTAGTTGAATAATTATTATATATTCTTACTCTTGTCCAATCTGAGTGATTATCCTGGGGGGTTACACTAGTAGTTCTTGTTGCTTGCCAGTAATTATTTATAGTAGAACTATCTACACTGGTATCAATTGTACCGTCTGCTTTATATCTTCTAACTCCACTAGACACTCCTAATGTGGTTGTAGTTTTATAATAATTATCTTTAGTTCCACTTCCTGCCCAAGTTGTAAATCCTGCATCACCATTAACAACATACTCATCATCTGAATTTACATATACTTGATATGCTGTGCCTTGAATTATAAATTTACTTTCACTATGCCAAGTACACCCTCCGCGTTTATCAGCTTCTGTTTTTTCTGGGCTTGCTCCTTGATACTGCCAAGGGCAAGCATTATGTCCAACTACACGATAAGGAAGTACTAACCCTTCTGCATTAAAAGGACTTGTAAGTTCAAAAGCAATATTTAACGAATCTTCTTGTTCAACTCTATCAATTACCCACATTTGTCTAGGAAATTCTATGGGAGTTGCTCCTGAAGCTGTTTCTGAGGCTTCTCCTACTAAATACTTCTTTAAAGTTCTTCTTCTATATAGTTTCTTTCCTACTAAATCTTGAAATGTTAGAGGGGAGACTGCATTCTCAAAGTCTGTTAAAACATTTGCAATTGTTAATACGGGTCTTGCTGATACACCTTTTGTAGTTATATCTATCCCTTCTATTTCTAATGGAATAGGTATATAAGTGTTTTTCTGGGTATTTGTATCATAATCATAAAACTCTATACTTTGTAAAGCACTATCCGGTGCTTTTGTAATATAAACTCTAGAAGTATTACTTACTTCAATTTCATAAAGGTCTACAATTCCTGACGATTGTTCTAACTTTTGAACTTCTTTTATTGGTATTCTTTCTCCCATTATGCTTCATATACCCTTTCAAGAGAGCAAGATAAACTATAAAAATTATCATACACCCATGTTTGATTCCATGACTTACATACTACTTTAATTGTTTCATTTCCATTAGTATCATCTACAGTCAATCTAAATTTTGTAACACCCCCTAAACTTTCAAAGAAGGCTACTAAATCATCAATTTCTGCTTTAGGTCTAGTGTTAAAAGTTACATTCATACCTTGCGCTAGATTATTAATACCATCTGCAATTCTTTGCTCATACCCATCCCCAAAAGTCATAATATGTACTCTAGGGGTACTTGTTCTTTGAAATCCTTTGTCTACAGATACTCCGCCAGAAAAACCTGTTATATTACTTCCATCATTTTGAAATATTGCTGTTGCCATTATCTACCTAATACTCCTCCAGGTCTTTTTTCTCTTTGTATTACTTCCATTACTGCTACTTCCATCATTTTTCCTAGTTGTTTTCCTTTTTCGCCGTCTGCAACATTTGAAGAACTTCCATCTACATTTACGTTGATTGATACATTATTTGTTCCGCTTCCACCTTTCATATCAACAGGTATGCTTCTTCCGTTTGGAAGTGGTACAACTGCTTCATTGTGTTTTCCTTCACCTACTAAATAAGTAGGTTCTGTTGCAATTCCACCTTGTGAATATTTAGGAATGACTCCACCAGTTGCCATAGGTATGATTCCACCATTCGCCAAAGGAGTTGGAAATCCCATAAATCCTAAAGCTTTTAGGGCTAGTTGCTGTGCAGCTATTTGAGCCATCTGTTTTAGCATCATTAATGCCATCTCTTTAAATGCTTCTTTTGCTGACATAGATCCTTGTGCAATTGCTACAAACATATCTTCTATACCTTTTGCAAAGCTCATTTGTAATTGACCTAAATGAGTTGCTGCAAATTCTGCTGCTCTGGTTTGTTCCTTAAGTAAATCTAGTTTCTTCTGATTATTGTTAATTGAAGCTTCTTCTGCAAGTTGTTCATCGCTATCTGCCGCGTATTTTTGTTTTGCTAGTACTGCTCTTTGATTTACGAGAGCAAGTCTTTTCTCTTCTATTTGGAATTTTTTCTGTTCTACATCTTGCTCTTTCTTTGCTTGAGCCCCGAATCCTGTTCCACCATACATAGTGTTAAATCCAACATTTCCTATCTGTGCTGCTAATGCTTTTGAGTTTTCATTAAGAGTATCTTTTTTCAGTTGTAAGTTTAAGGCTGCTATATCTAATTGTTTTTGTTGCTCTGCATTTAGTATTTTTTGAACTTCTACCTCTTTTGTGACTGTTGCTACTTTATCTTCCGCAAGCTCTACTGCATATTCAGCATCTTGTACTTGCTCTTCTAGTATGCCTCCACCTTCAATATATTTATCAATTTCAAACTGAGCATTCTCTCCAAATTCCTTTTCAAAAGAAGCTCTTGTTTTATTGCCCTTCATTTTTAAAGCAGTTACTACGGCTTCAGCATTTGCTTGATCTTGTTTTGCTCGTGTTAATTTTTCATTTACTTTTAGCATGCCTGTAACTTCTATCTTTGCTTTTTTCTCTGCTATTGTTCTTGCATTTGCATGGTCTAAGAAAGTTCTTGCGTTCGTTTGTTGAGTTGTTAATATTTCTTTTTCCTTTGATACAATTCCATCAAGTTCTGTTTTGAAATCTTGCAGTGCTACTAAATGGGCAGCGTCTGCTTCATTCTTAATCCTAGCAATGTCTGCTTCGTCTTTATTAAGAGTATTAGGGTCATTTTTTACTTCGCCTCCCATTTTTGTTCGACTAATTAGAGCTTCCTGTGTTATTATCATATCATTTAAAGCTTTTCTTTGATTCTGTAAAGGCATACCTTTTCCACTCATACTTGTTAAAGATTGTTGAAAACTTTTGCTAACTTCTCCATATCTTTTTACTCTTTCAGTTAGATTATTAAAAGCACTTTCCTGATTTCGTAAATCGTCAATTTGCTCTTGGCTTAAATTACCATTATCTTTAAGAACTTTATAGTAATCTGCATACGTCTTCTTTAAGGGGCCTACTGCTCCTTTTTCGAGTTCCTTTATAGTCTTTAAATTATTTTCATAAGTTTCCTGTAGTTTTTCATCCGCAAAACTATTTTCTTCTAGTAATGCAATTTCTTCTTTTCTTGTATCAATTAACTTTTGATGCTCGGCTATTCTTGCTGTTAAATTTCTTGCTTGACTAGAGCCTTCTTCAGCGCCTGCTAAACGTGTAGATTTTTGATCTATCATTGCCTGTACGTTTGATATATGTCGCATTTTGTCTGCAATTTCATCTGCATTAGTATTACTACCAGACTTAAATAAATTAACATTTCCGCCATCTTTATTTAAGATTCTTTCTTGCTTAAATTTAAAATCTTTCATTTTTTGAAGAGAATTAGACATATCAGCAGACTGTACCATATTACCAAACTGGAGAGTAGTATCTAGTCCACCTTTTACAAGACCTTTACTTCTAACTTCGTTCATTCTTTCTAGTTCTGTGTTTAAAACTTTTTGGAGTTTTATTTGCTCTTCTATATTATCTGTTAGTTTTTCTTGTTCTTCATCTACTTTTCTGAAGTGATTTATTAGCCCCATAACAACGGCACCTATCATAGCTAGTACTCCAAGAACACCTGCAAAACTTAACAGTTTAGTCATAAGGCCGGAAGCCATTCTAGTAGCAGCGACCATCATAACACTTGCTTTTTTCTGTATTAAAACCATTCTTGCTTGTTGTAGTTTAAAGAAGCTTGTTGTTTTTGCGTACTCTCCTCTTTTCTTACCTTCACTTACTGCTAAAGATCTTTCTTGCATTTTTAGATGTTTAAACATTATTTGTCTTTCTTGTCGAGTATAGTTTATGTAATCACCTTTCTTTTGTGCTAACATTTTCTTATGAGAGGCTATTTGTTTTGCATTCATCTGGTTATACATTGCACCAACTTTCTTTTGACCTTTATTGTCTCGCATCATATTAATGCTACCCATAGATGAATCTCTTGTTGTTTTATTATCTTTAAAGTTTAATTTATCGAACTCTCCCTGTGCATTTTTTACAGATTTAGTAGCCAGT